TGGATGCAATTCAAGAGCAGGCTGTTAGTGCCCTTGTAGGGAGACTCCGGGAATTGGCGGTGAATGGTTCGGTTAATCCAATGATTCTGACACCACTTAAAAGACAGGCTTCAAGAGAAGAAAAACGGTTTTTAGAACGATTTGAGAAATTACAGATGTATGTGCCGTTTGAAATATTAGTGGAGATTCTCCAACAAGAAAATTCCAGCAATGCAACTTGGTTTAAAGGTTTTAGTAATGGGGTTATCTTTTGGGCTTTGAAGGAGGAACATCCATTTAAAATGGGGGTAAAGCTATGGGCAGACAAACGAAAAGTACAAGGAGAGTAGCAGAAAAAGCAGTACAGCAGACAGAAAACCAATGACTTACAACAGAGCGCCAAATTTTGGCTCGCAAAACGAAATGTGATTTATTGGGATTATACCGTGATTTGACGGCTTCGGACGGCTCCGGTACTTGGATTTAGATTCGATTTTACAGGCGTGTATTGGGATTGCACGCTTTTTTTGTGCCCGTTTCCTAACGAGAACCATCTGACGGCGCGAAATCGGCGGAAAAGGGGCAAAGTAGCCCGGTGTTTAATCGCTCCTTAAACAGCCTTTGAAAACCGGGTGATATTTCGGCCTTCCCCGAAAATTGTACATTTCGTTTTGTCGAAAAAACGGGCATTTTTGGGGTTGCTGTGACAGTTGGAGTGACAGTTGGGGTGACAAAAAAAGGCGATTCGCCCCCCTATCTTACCATTTTACGGTCAAAAAACGGCCGTTTTTAAGCGATTCGATCCCCTATAATACCAAAAAAACACCGATAAATCGCGGTGTTTTTTGCTGTTTATAACTCTTGTTTTCAAACCTTTATGCCGATATTCCGGGTAAAATGGCACAAAAAAAATATTTTTCACCCCATTGTGTTGAATCTGACGCTGGCTTTTACCAACGCTACCGCCCGAATTGAATCCCTCGGAATTTCTTGCGGGGCATGATGCGGATTGTGGCTTACCAACCGTACGAATCCTTCAACCTCTGACTTCTGTACATATTTGATAGTGATGTAATCTTCGCCGTCGAGCGTGAAAGATAAAAGATACATTTCGCCCCACAACAAACAGCCGTTTGCATTGTTGATCTCCTTATATAGTACAATATCGCCGCTTTTGAGAAGCGGGTACATGGAATCTCCCCGAACATATATAGCCCCATCGCAGGGCGGCAGATCAGGTATTTGCAAATGGCTGATAGGGGTCGGACGGGTTGCATCGGCAAAGAGAGCCACCAATCCAGCCGTAGCGTCAAGTTCGTAAAGAGGTACGCTCTGTAAATCCAATTTCCGGTCTGTTCGTAAAGGAAACTGCTCGGCGACATTCACTTCTGCTAATTGTGAGTCCTCAGTGATGAGCATATTGCCTTTATCCATAACAAGCCATTCAAGGCTTAAATCAGGGAAGTTATTGATAATTATCTTTGCCTTATCCACTCCCAACGATTTACCACTATCCAAAAAGCCTATTGACAATCCAGTTTGGTTGTAAAATTTATTTTTGCTAATACCCTTGTATTCAAGATATTGCTTTATTTTCTCCTTTTCATTCATAAAAAATGATGATTTTTATCTTGCTAAATGAAGATAATTATCTATATTTGCATCGTGTTTCAAATATGAAACATTTGAACAAATATACAAAAAAACCTGACAATGGCGAAAATACTTGTAGAAAACGGCGAACGGGCGTACCTCGGAAAACTGTTTGGCGTGAGCCAGCCGACGATACGCCGGGCGTTGGACGGTAAGACCAATACCGATCTCGCAAAGAAAATCCGTAAAGTGGCCATCGACCGCGGCGGAGTAGTCAAGAATAACACCTATAACAAATAATCGTAATTATGAAAGAGTTAAGTATTTTTCAGCACCCGGATTTCGGGACGGTTCGCAATATGGTAATCAAGGGCGAGCCGTGGTTTGTCGCAAAGGATGTCTGCGATATTCTCGGATTAACGAACAGCCGAAAAGCGACGGCTGGACTTGATGACGAGGAAAAGGGCGTAACGATTAGTGACACCCCCGGCGGACAGCAATCCTTAACCATCATTAACGAGTCGGGATTGTATTCTCTGATTATGCAGAGCCGCAAGCCGCAGGCCAAGGCTTTCAAGAAATGGGTGACGTCTGAGGTTTTGCCGTCGATCCGCAAGTACGGCTACTATATCTCGCCGACGGCCCAGCTCTCGCGCAAGGAGCGCAACGCCATCGAGCGCTCCTACCTCAAGGCGCTCAGCAAGTACATCACCGAAGAGGACATCTACAAGGTTTCGAAGAAGGTGCGCTGCTCGGACAGCCACGTCCGGAGCGTACTGGACGGTTTCCGCCGGGACAACGACGTGATGCGCGTGCTGCAGGCCCGCGCTTTGGCCAACAAGAACCAATGGGAGGACGCCTATTCTCCGGCCAAAATGGACGAGGTACTCTCGCAACTGCTGTAAATCCCCCGGCCATGAACAACACGCGCAGAAAACACCTCCGGGAACTTATCGAGAAGACGGAGGGTATCAAGTCGGAGATCGAAGAGATCAGAACCGAAGAGGAGGAGTATTACAACAACATGCCCGAAGCCTTCCAAGACGGTGATAAAGGCGACCGCGCCCAAACGGTGATCGAGTACCTCGACGAAGCGATGACGGCCGCGGGTGACGTTATCGAAAACCTAACCTCGGCGGCAGAATAACCCAACGCCTATGAAACGCTTTCTGAAATATTGGGTCATCCGGCTGCTGGGCCGAGAGTTCATCGCCCTGCCTGCGAAGTGCAAACTGGTCGGGCTGTGGTGGTGTCTGTCGCTGATGGTTATCTGCGGTTATGCAGAATTTCAACAGCTATGGCCGCTGCTCCTTATCACGGCAAACTTCGCGGGCAGTTGCTTCGCGGTAATGGCGACTTTCAAACAAGCAAGGAAACAATCCTAAAATCTATATCAATGAGCAAAAACAAGGTTATTCTGAACATTGAGCAATTAATCGGTCGAGTTGAGATCGTAGTTTCTCCCGCTGGGGAAGATATTGATTTACGCTCACTCCGCGAAAAATTAAAGACACGTCTGGCCGAATGTTGTTTAGAAGCACTTGACAATTTCCGGCAGCATCCGCTGCAATCTCCTGCACGGAGCGTTCGATCTCGATCCCGTTGCGGACTATGCGAACATTCAGGGCTTCGTCGATACAAACATCGAAGAGCTGGCAAGCCAGCAGGGAGGATTCGGGCAGCCCACCGATAAACGAAAGAATTTCTGATTTATCCATAAATCGCTAAAGGTTTGTAGTTGGACAGCACAAATATAGCGATTTTCCCGTGAACGCGCAGGCGTTACCCTCGGAGCGATACCGGCACGGGAGCAACAACAAAAGGTTAAACAATGGAAGTTTACAACAATAGGCTATGCGCAACGTATGACGATCTTGCCGGAATCATCAGCAATGACACGATTCGGCAGGCTGTTGTGCGCGGCAAAATTGAGCAACTCCAACGCGGCGGTAACGGCCGCGAAGCATTGTTCGCCGTGGATAGCCTGCCTGTGAAGTACAAAAACGAGGTTTACCGCCGCTACCCCGACCTGCAAGCGCAGGCCGCGAGCAAGGAGTTCATCGACGAGATCGTCCCGGATGGTGTTGCGATGAATTTCTATGCGGAGTATAAAATCGACGGCACGCGCGGCTTGGACTTTACCAAGCAGCAGGAGTACGCCAACAACGCCGCGATACTCGAAGCGTTCCGGACACGGATCGACCGGGCCAACTCGCAGCGCATACGCGCGAGCAAGCCGCGCATCAAGAAGTCCGAATTTTGGACCAAGGCGGCCAAGGCGCTGCCCCGTATCGCTGACCGATTCCCGCACTCGTTGCCGGAAAACCCACGCCGTTTGCAGGAGAAATTCAACGAGTTCTTCCGGGGCGGCAAACCGAATTACGAGGTGCTGATCTCCGGCAAATTCCAAAATGCGAACGCCGCCAAGGTCGAAAGCGACGAGCAAAAGGCCACGCTTATAAAACTACTCTCAGACCCCCGCAACCTGAACGACGAGCAAATCGTTATGATCTACAACGCCGTTGCCGAGCAACTCGGCTGGAAGACGATAACGGTGCGCCCGGTGCAGGTCATGCGCGAAAAGTGCGGGCTGGAAACGGCTGCCGGACGCTTGGGCGCTGCGGAGTTCTACAACAACCGCGCGATGCAGGTGAAACGCCGCCGCCCGGCGTTGCCGCTCTACATGTGGAGCCTCGACGGCTGGGATGTGGAGTTGTATTTCCAGCGAACTGCCACCGACAAGAGAGGCTACACCGTCACGACCTATTCAAACCGTCTTACCGTGGTGGTCGTCCTCGACCCCTGTACGAACTACCCAATAGGCTACGCCATCGGTGAGCAGGAGAACTCGGCGCTGATAAAAGAGGCTGTCCGCAACGCCGTGAACCATACGGCCGAACTGTTCGGCCAGCGCTACCGGGCCAACCAAATACAGAGCGACCACTACGCGATGAAGGCCATGTTCCCGGTCTATGCGGTCGCTGGCGACAAGGTGACGCCCGCCCGCGTGAAGAACGCCAAGACGAAACCCGTCGAGCGGTATTTCAAATCGCTGAACGAGGGCTATTGCCAACTGTGCCGCAACTGGTCGGGCTTCGGTATCACCTCGGACAAGAAAAAGCAGCCGAACGCCGATGCGCTGAACGCCTACCGCAAGGAGTTCCCCGACGAGGCGGGCTGCCGGATGCAAATCACGAATATCATCGAGTCGGAGCGCGCCGCCAAACGTGCCGACTATCTGAAATTATGGGCCGAGGTTCCAGAAAACCGCCGTCTGCCGCTCTCGACGGAGCAATACCTGCTCAACTTCGGAGCCGAAACGGGTTACAAGAACGCCCTCGAAGGTTCGGGACTGAATGTGAAACTGCTCGGCGCCCGCAGGTCTTACGACTGCTTCGACCTGCGCTTCCGGCAGTATGCGCACATTCGCTGGAACGTGAAGTACGACCCGGACAATCTCGACCAAGTACTGGCCGTGAGCGACGACGGTGCGCTGCGGTTCATGCTCGAAAGCAAATATGTGCAGCCGATGGCGCTGGTGGAGCGGACCGAGGGCGACGCCGCGGAACTCGCGCGGGTGAATCAATACAATACGCATTTAGAGGACTACGCCAAAGGGTTCATTGCCACAGCAGACAAACGAGTCGAGCAACTGTTCGCCCACAATCCGCAACTCGACAACACCCTTGCCCGTGCGTTGCTCTGCGACTCACGCGGTCAGCACAAGGATCAGCGCAATGCCAAGCGGCTGGCCGCGGTGGACATGAAGGCCATCGAAGTCAAGACTGCCGAGGAAATCATCCCGGAACCCGCAAAGAAAGAATCAATATTTAATCTCTACTGATATGAAAGACACCGAAAAACAAGCCATCGCGGACCTGTTGAAAGCGTACTGCGATTTGAAGGGCAGCCAAAACAAAGCCGCCGCGTCGCTCAACGCCGTAAGCGCCGCCACGATCTCGCAAATCTTCAACGGGAACTGGGAATTAATCACCGACGAAATGTGGCGTAATATCGCGGCGCAGATCGGCTACGACCCGCGCAAATGGGTTGTCATACAGACCCAAGGCTATACCCGCATGTATGACCTGCTCCAAGATGCGCAGGAGAACGCACTGGTGATGGCCGTGACGGGCGATGCCGGGTGCGGCAAGTCTCAAGCGATACAAACATACGCCCGCCAGCACCGCGACGTGTTCGTGCTGTCCTGCTCGGAGTATTGGAACCGCAAGCAGTTCTTCACCGAGTTGTTGCAGGTGATGGGCGTCGAGGCTACAGGCAGCACGGTTGCCGAGATGGTGTCCGAGGCTGTCTACAACCTCAAACGCAAGGCCACGCCGATTATCGTCATGGACGAGGCCGACAAGTTGAGCGATCAAGTTCTGTACTTCTTCATCAGCCTGTACAACAAACTCGAAGATCAGTGCGGCATCGTCATCTGCGCGACCGACTACCTCAAGAAGCGCATCACGCGCGGCGTGAAGGCAAACCGGAAAGGCTACAAGGAAATCTACTCGCGTGTAGGACGGAAGTTCGTCCCGATGCCCGTCGTGAACAACGAAGATGTCGCCGCTGTGTGCATTGCCAACGGCGTTACGGACCGGGCGGCCATCGAGAAGATCATCGACGGTTGCGAGTGCGATCTGCGGCGCGTGAAGCGACTGGTTCACGCAGCGAAAAAAGAGGCTTTAAACGGTAATTAAACGCTCTTTAAATGGCAAAGGCGATCAGCAACAAGAACGTCGCGGATGCAAAATTCAACCCGGCCCCGTTCGAGGGCGCGTTCAAGGCGGCCCTCGGCCGTCCCGAATTAAAGGGGTCGTGGTTGATTTTCGGCAATTCCGGTGTAGGCAAAACGACGTTTGCCCTGCAACTCGCCAAGTACCTCACGAACTTCGTCGATAAGGTGGCCTTCGACTCCCTCGAACAAGGGTTGTCGCTTTCGCTGCAAAAGGCATGGAACCGGGTCGGCATGGAGGCCGTTGGCGCAAAGGTGATCCTGCTCGACAAGGAAGGCATCCCGGAACTGCGGATGCGGCTGGCCAAACGCAAGAGTCCGAATGTGGTAATCATTGACTCGGTGATGTGTCTGATCGGGCTGCGGATGTCGGACTATCAAAAGTTGGTGAACGATTTCCCGAACAAGCTGTTCGTGTTCCTCGCACATGAGGATGACAAGGGCAAACCGTCGCCCGCCATTGCTGAGAAAATCCGCAAGTTGTCCGACATTAAGATGCACGTCGAGGGGTACAAGGTTTTCACGACGACACGGTTCGAGGACCGGGAAAAGGGCGAAGGCGGCGAAGACTTCGTGATATGGGAGGAAGGCGCAGCGGAATATTTGGCAAACATTGAATAATTATGAATAATAGTGAATTAAAGGAATTTCCGCAGTACGAGACAATACCGTATCAAGCAGATTTAGCCTGCCCTTGCGGCCGTTCAGGCAGCGGATATTATTGGGGATTAGGTCCAAATTGGGGCAAGCCTCTGCCTCCGGCCCGATTGGTTGGATGGTGCAATACCCCGATGGGCTATATGATGGTATTTGAATGTCCGCTCTGTTTTGCAAAATTCCGTTACCACGGTTCGATAACAGCGGCAGCTCGTTGGAATAAAGAATCATTTCTTACAGAATTGATGATAACAAAGAGAATGGAAAAAATTGAAAAATAACTGAATAATATGGCAACAAATGTAATGGAAAAACAGCAGAAGTGGCTGCTCCGGCAGTTTCACACCCTTTGCAGCAGGCTGCGCCTGTCTGCGGAGGAAAAGGCCGCGATTATCGAGGGCTACGGCGTCGAGAGTTCTGCGGACATCAACAACGACGATCTTATGAACATCTGCCGCGCACTCGAAAAGCGACTCGACAACAACGCGGCGAAACTCGACCGCCTGCGTAAGCAGGTCATCGCGGCCATCGGCGGTTGGCTACGGATGCAGGGCAAGCCGGAGAACATCGCCGACATCAAGGCGATAGCGTGCCGGGCTACGAAATACGACAATTTTAACCGTATTCCTCCCGAACGACTGCGCAATGTCTACAACGCCTTCCTCAATAAGCAGAAGGATTCCCGCCTGATCGACGAGCTGGTGAGCATGGCGATCTACTCGCAAAACGAAAAACGTCAAAATCCGTGCTGACATGTGCCCAGAACTGGAACCATACATTCGGCGATACTATAGCGCTTGGCTGGGGTGTTCGCGGCGCTGGTGTTCGATGAATGGAATACCCCAAGAGGCTTACGACCTGCTGGCTGATGTGTTGGAGTCTCTCTGCCGGAAATCCGATACACTATTGTTCGACATGTTGTCCCATGAGAATAACGGCGACAAGAAGCTGTTTTATTACGTTCGGAAAGCGCTGCGCTATACGATCCTCAATTATCGGCTTCGTCAGTACCATCCATGCAACACTCTCGATTTATTGTCTGACGTGCAACACTCCGAAGTCAAAACCGAAATACCGGACGAGTTGTTCGATACATTTCGGATTGACGAGGCCAAATTACGGGCAGACGATTTTATCGACCCCGGACTGCAATATGACGGAGTTGGCCGACTGACACGGTATGTAACCCGCTTAAAGACAAATTACGGTTATCGGGTGACAGTTCGGTATATCGCCACAGCAAAAAACGGACGTCGTCGCCAATTCGAACGCCGGACAAGCGCGATAGCTTTCCTTGCGGATCAAAATTCCCCCCCCCCGAAAAATCAGCGGGCTGTACATGTAAAACTGCGATTACTCCAAATTAATATATCATGACAATCACACAAGAACGATTTCTCGAACACTTCGCCCAGCGGCTCGTTGATAACGGATTCATCCGCGTAAATTTTCGCCACGCCGTTGTACTGGAAAAGCGCATAACCATATCCGACGGTATGGACTGCAACGTGCATTTATCGTGGCTTCCCAAATCATGGCCCGTTGTGAAGGTTCAAATCCGTATCGGTTCTATTCTGCTTCCGTATGATGTGACCGTTGGGCTGCTAATGGATTATGCCGGAGGCGTCGATGATCTCCTCGCTCAACTCGTCAGAAAGACAACAGAAGGTTTTGCCGACATCATCATCAAACAACTATAATCTGCTGGGCTATGACAAAAGTAATAATAACCCAATCTATAGTTATAGAAACAGCGTTTGATGACGCCGTCGTTGGAAGCGAAGAACTACGGCAGATATTATCAAACTTCATTGCTGCGAAAACACGCACAGACATGGAAGGCGGGGGTAGCAAGGTGATAACGAGCCGCTGTGAAATACGACTGAAAGACGAAAAACCCACTGTAAATTAAATTTCATACCACTATGAACGACAAATCAATCATCGGTTTCGGCTACACGCCGAACAACGCAAAAGGCGTATGCCTGAAAACAAACCGCGAAACCCGCCTCGGCGGTGTGGAGTACAAAATCATTGCCGACCCTTACGAAAGGGAATTTGTAGAACTTGAACCTGTACCGTTGTCGCTATTCGGCGAAAAAAAGAAAGTTCAACATAATGCGATGGCCGTAAACGTCCTCGACACGGTTACAGGGCTGACTTATGCGGTTGAGTATGTACCCGCAAACCTTGTCCGCAAGCCGAAGAAACCCAAATGGTCCGACGTCGAAATCATGGTCGGCGGTCGCCGCCTTCCGGTGGCGTTGATTGACTGGGGCGTAGAGAGCGGCAGTTGGACACAAAAGAAATGTCCGCGGGCTGCTATGGTCGAGGATGATGTATTTCCGAAGAAGCCGTACAAATCGACGGAGCAGCGCCCTGCTGCAATGGACTCGGACGCTTTCCTTCGGCGCATGAAAGAGATCGCGCAGGAGATCGACGATATTACGGAAAATCCGGACCTGCCCAATGGCTGTTCCGTGGCGTTCTTCGCCGCTAACAAGACCAACGCGGGGCTGACCACTAACGGAGTTAGTCGGGTTTGCGGAAATCCGGAAAACCTTGTAGATAGTATCTCCATTCCGGCCAAGAAAAACAAGGATATCGCGGAGGTGATCGGTAAAGCAGCGAACAAATTGGTCGCTTGGTAACTTAAAAATTAATCCACAAAAAAGGAATCATTATGAAATTATTTGCATCATCAAACGGCTACGACGGTAAAACGACATATTACGCAACCGGGTGGATTGCCATTGTATTGGTCGTCTGTTGTTTGGTCGCAGCTATCTTGGTCGGCGGTCCGTCCTATAATGTTTGGCAGCAGGAAATGGCCGGAAAAGCCGAGTTTGCCAAGGCGGAGCAAAATCGCCGCATCAAAATCGAAGAGGCGAAAGCCAATCTGGAAGCCGAAAAGCTCAACGCGCAGGCGGAAATCGAGCGTGCGAAAGGCGCTGCCGAGGCTATCCGCATCGAGAACGGGTCGATTACACCGACCTACATCCAATACCTGTGGGTACGCCAGCAGAACAACGTCCCCAGCAAGGTTATTTACATTCCCACAGAGGCGAACCTTCCAATTTTAGAAGCGAAATAGAATAGACCAAATACGACTATGACAGACAACGAGATCAAAGCAGAACTGGAAGCTGTAACCGCGAAGCTCCGCGAAATCGAGAAGATGCCGAAAGGGTGCGGCCTGTTGTACTTTTATTATGACAACAACCGTGTGCATCCGTGCGTCCTCGGCAATCCGTCTCTGCTCGCCGGAGTGTTAGAAATAGCTGCGAAAGCCAGCGATGGCTTCCGCGAGGTGCTGGACGAAGTTGCCGAGCGGTTGGATGCAGAACCATGACTGAGCAAACTTTAACAGAACCGCTGCAAATCTACGCAGAGGCGGTGCGGGAAACGGCCCGTCTCTGCGAATGGCTTGCGAAGGGCATCGGGAATATCGGCCGACGGTCGGAGCAGCCCCGGACAAAAAAGGAAAAAGAACAACAATTAAAACAACGAATTTTATGGCAAAAAGAGCAAAGAAGATCATTGTGTCGGGCGTCACGCGCGAACAGATGGAGGAAGCCTTCGGCCGTTATGCGACAGCGGATGCCGAGGTGCAGAGTATCAACGCGGAAATGGACAAGGAGTTCGTCGCCATCCGTGAGCGGAACGCCGAACGGCTCGCGGAGCTGGAGCAGCAGAAAACCGAGTCGTTCGAGGTTATGCAGGTATTCGCCACGGAACAGCGCGAGGTGCTGTTCTCGAAGCGCCGGAGCATGGAAACGACGCACGGCGTTATCGGCTTCCGCACAGGCAACCCGCAACTCCAACGCCGCCGGGGCTTCACATGGGCGGCCGCACTGGAACTCGTTCGGGAGTTCCTGCCGTCGTACATCCGCACCGAAGAGGCGATTGCGAAAGACAAACTCCTCGCCGACCGTGAGAATGAGGAAGTCGCCCTGCTGATGGAGAAGTGCGGCATCATTGTCGGTCAGTCCGAAACATTTTATGTCGAACCCAAAAAAGAGAAGGAGGATTAAGCCGAATGTGTAAAACGCGAGAGTACCGCAAGGCAACCGTCGAACTGTGCCGCAACTGCGGCGGCCGGGGGCAAGTTAGTGGTGATGTATTGTATACCGCATCCGGCCCCGCAGGAGTTTCGTCCGTCTGTTGCCCGATTTGCAAGGGCTTCGGCCGTGTCTGGAAAGTGAACGAAGGAACGGTTCGCATCGAGCCGTTCACGGGCCAAGACAGACTGCAGGAATAAAAAAACTCGCCGACCGAAATATCAGCCAACGAGTCAAAAGGTGGAAGTTTTGACAAAGATAGCGATATTTTCGGAGAATGGGCAAAAAAGGTGTAAAAAGGAATATCAACACGCTGCGACGTATCAAACTGGTTTGCGACATCGTGAACGAACATTACGAAGATGGCGTATTGAAGAAGTGCTACAAGGCGGTATGGCGGGAGCATGTCTACCCGGTCTACCCGATGTGTTACCGCACGTTCCTCAATTATATTTCCACCTCGCCCAAAGAGTTGAACGAGGCCGAAGAAGCCGAACGCCAGCGGCAACTCTCGCTATTTTAACGAACAACCCCCAGCCATGCGGCCGGGGGTTGTTCGTTACTGGCCCGGCCGCAGTTCGAAACGCTGCGCCGACGATGCGGTTCCGGGAATCTTGCACCCCGACGCATCCCGGCAGAAGGCGACCCAGCTTTCGATGTCGTCGCAGACCTGCTCGTGATTGTGGTCGGTTGCAGATTCGGCCTGACGGAACGTCCCGGCCTGCCGGACGCCGTCGTCGAAACTGAACGAGAGTAGGGCCTGCGTCACGCCGTTGATGATGTCGAAGCGTTCGAGGGCTTTGTCCTGATAACGTCCGCCCGCCTCGGCCGTGGCCGCCGTCGCGGTAACGACATGCAGCCGCATCAGAATATCGGCCTCTCGAACCTTCTGCCCGCCGTAATTCCAACGGATGGGGTCGTATTCAACCAGCAGCGCAGGTGTTGCGAACGGTCGCTGTTTGACAAGTTGCAGGATGTTCTCGTTCCACATGTCGAAGTGCTGGAACACAGGGCGCTTGCCTTTGCGGTTGTCGGCATCCGGCTCGAAGGTCGGCACGCCATCCACGAAAACAATCTGTTTGAGCCTTTCTTCGAGGGCCAAATAAAGGGTCTTTCTCATATCTTGGTGATTTTGGTAAGGTCGCGGCTGATGCGTTCGAGGTGTCGGGTCATAATGTCGGCAATGGCCCGCTGTACCTTCGCATGATCGCCGATGAACTGACGTTGCGGCATGCGCATCATCCGGGAGTGTGCCCGCACGACGGAGCGGCGCCCGCGCACGTTGCGGTAGTGGGCCGGAACGTTCTGCCGGAACACGCCGCCTTCGTTATGTAGGGCAGTATAGGGTTTGTCGGAGGTGAACACAACGCTGCGGCCGCGCACCTGCGCCCGGATGCCGCGCCGCATCGCTCCCGTCACGATCAAGATCGTGGGGCTGCCGCCCTTCGAGTAGACCTTCTTCGGCCGCCATTTGGCCCCGAAGAATCCCTGCTCGCGGAAGTTCTGATCGAACATTTCCGCCAGCTTTACCCGCATGTCGTTCAGCACGCGGGGCATGAGATCAATATTTCCCGGCATTTATTTTGTTTTCATGTTGAAAACCATTATTTTTGCGGAAACGCATCATTTATCCAATGGACTACGGCAATTTACAACTCCGGAGCAAGTCGTTCCTCGACTTTACTACCGACCCTGCTATCCTCGACGAGATTCTCGGCGGGCATGGCAAGGCCGACAAGGAGGACTTTATGCAGTCGTTAAGTCCGGATAACGCTCCTGCGTCCGAACAGAATCGGGCCATTACATTCATGGCTTTCGCTGAATTTTGCGAGGACAAGCAACTTGCTGCCGCCATCGAAGCCGAATTCGGCGATGAATACCGGGCTATCTTCAACGAATAGTTTCCACATATTTCTGTAACATATTTTCCCCATACATCAGGCAGCCTTTTACAATCCGTTTCACCTCTGCCTTTTTCAGTTTCGTCCCGTCTGCTTTGAGTGCACCGCTTTGCATCAGCGCATTCACCAATCCCGCCTCCTGCTCAGCATACGGTTGGTTGAACAGATGTTCCCGGACAGCAGAAAGGACTTTCTCGGCATCCGCCCCCGTCAACTCAATGACCTTACAATAATTACGCACCCACCTATTATATCCCGTCGATTGGCGGTCGGCCATAAATTCGGGATGTTGCATCTTCCCGCCTACACCTTCGTAAAACTCCGGCAGGGTCTTGCGTGCTACAAATTCGTTTGCCAACTCCATATATTGGGTTTGTAAAGATGTCATGCGCATGTTTCCCGGCTTGCTCCGGTTATGGGTGATTTCGTGCCAAAAGGTCGCCAGCGCATCGGCCTCGTCGAAGGTGATCTCCTTCCCCTGCCGCAGCTTGGTGAGTCCGGCCAGCACGTTGTCGAGCCGTGCCTTCGTCATGGCGATCAATCCCCGCATATCCGTGTATCCGTTCACGCCGCGCTCGGTCGTTGATATTAACGAATTGAATCCGCGCTCGAACCATGCCCGGCGCACCTCGGAGGCGTTCAGGAAATCGACGACTTCCTGCGGGGTCCGCAACTCGACGGCCATCTGCTCGACGGCCTTCTTCACCTTTGCCGGGGCTTTTCGGTATGGGTGCTTCGCGGGGAATATTTCGAGGGTCTTTCCGGCGTTGAACCGGAACATCTGCGCCTTCGGGGTCCGGGTGTACTCGTCGCCTATGGCCGTGGCCTTGTCGCTGTCCGAGCGCGGATAGTCGTCGCGCAAGACCTGCACGACATTGCAACGGCAATTCCAGCCGTTGGGCGGCAGGTAGCGCTCCCAAAACTTGTCGCTCGGCGGCAGGGTCACGCCGTCGAGCTGGCGGTGCGCTTCGCGGACGCGCTCGTCGCCAGCCGTGCGGTATTGCAGATCGTACTGGTCGCCGTCCTTTTCCCACTCGTGCCATTTCACGGCCATCTGTGCGGAGTGGACGGCGTGATTGTATTCGGCATAAAGATAATTGCCGTTATACTGTCCGTCGATGGCCTTCACCACGTTGTAGAAGTCGGGCCACGATTTTGTGCTGCCATCCTCGTTGGTGAGCGAGAGTCCTACCTCGGAAAGGGAGTGATAGGTTTTCAGCCCGGAGAAGATGAAGACGTTGTTCCGCAGCGCCGCCGTCAGTTCGGGCGGCGTTTCGTGCGATACGGAAATCGTCGAGCCGAGGACGCGGTTCGTCTCGTCGATCAGGGCACGCACGGGCTTACTGCCGAGCATATCCGGGGTGAAGCCGCCGTTCTTGTAGACATAGCGCACCGCCGTGTCGAATCGGCCATGATCGAAATCGGGCTTTTGGTCCGCTTTCAGCATCAGTTCCCCCGAAGCGTACAAGTCTGCCATTGCCCGGCGAAAGAGGGCGTAATGTGCCGATTTTGCGGTATGCGCGGCGGTTTTCGTTTCGGGACTGTCCTTGCCGCCGCCGGAGTCAGTCCCTACTCGAAAAAACCGTCCGCACGTTTGGCGGTAATGGGTATCTTGTAGCGGTCGATGAAATACTGCGGGTCCACGTCGTAATACTGCAAAACGACGCGCTCCATTTCCCGACGCTCGGACGGCGTGAACGAGGCCGCTTCGTCCCAGTCGAAAATCAACCCCTGCAACGGAAATCCGTGTTCGAGCATCAGGGGAATGAGTTTGTCGTTTACGATATTCTTCACCATCGTTGCATCGGCCGCACAGACGTTGCCGAACACTTCGAGATGCACCTCGCTCTGCGAGAGCGACGAGCCGCTGTCGATGGTCATCGTCTGGTTCAGTACGCCCTTCGACATTTCGGAGTTCGCCCGGTCGATTCGCTTGTCGTAAACATTGAAAGCATCGCCCCGGCTCGACTCTTTGATGTCGATGTCGGTTCCGTCGGGGAACAGTCCCCACGCGGCCGCACCCATGTTCGCCAGCATCGACTCGATGCGGCTGCGCTCGGACCCGGTCTGCGCGGCGGTCTTGGCGATGCGAATAGGCATGCCGAAAATTTCGCCGAAAACATCCCAATAGGCCAGCATGTTCTTCTTCGAGAACGCCTGCGGCACGCATTTGAGCAGCAGGCCGAGATCACGGGGTTTGCCGACCTCGACGCACCACTTTTCAAGTCCTCCCGTGCGGTAGCTCACGCCCTGCTGGGGATCGTCGCCCGCATCCTTCACGATTACGCCGTACTCCTGTATGACGTGTTTGCGCGGCACAAGCGATACGTCGGTGAAGGTGCGCACGCCGTTCACGGTCGTGACATCGCCCAGTTGGATAAGCGAGTGTCCCCAATAACGGGACTCCAACACATAGCTCACGAAATCCGCGAACCATTGGCGCTCGAAAATCTTCATTGCCGCATCGTCCTCTTTCCCGTCCTCGGTTTTCAGCACGAATTTCTTTTGCAGGGTCTTGCCGTCCCGCTGGCCGATGCAGCCCGTGAGGTGCAGGTCGATCAGCGCGTCGGTGTAGCAGTCGTAAAGTCGGCCGCGTTTGGGGTTCTCAACATTGAGCGCCATCTGCCACGCCGAGCGCCATGTCGCAATATCCTTCTGTGAGAGGCGTGCCGCAACCTCGTTGAGCTGGATGAGGACGCTTCGCTTCTGCTCGATGGTTTTGGCCGCGCGGGCGGCGGCCATCAAGGACTCGTATGTGCGTGATTCGAAATCGGAAGCCGCCTTGCGGACGGTCTTGTTCTTACCCATTCAATCGGTGTTTAAACGGTGTTTGAAAGGTTTTTAATAGGTGTATTTTCGGGCAGGCAGAGAGCCGAAGCGCACCGGGTTCTGCGGGTCCTCGCCGTCCTCGGATTCATACAGCGGCAGGTCCGGCATGGCCTTGCCGCTCTGTACGTCTTTGAGCCATGCAATCGCGTTGTTGTACATGATCTCGCGTTGTTCGTTGCCCATGAACTGCGGCAGCGATTGTCCGAGGTAGAATAGTGCGATGCTCACCGTGACCCGCACGAGCATCGCATTGCGTTCACGGCCCGTCTGCTCAAATGCTTTGGCCGTATCATATCGGGCACGCAGGTAGCCTTCCACCTCTTCCTGTGCACTCCGTTCGGCATCGCGGCGGGTCTGCTCGTCGCTCTGCGTAATGATGTCGAGGGTGTCGTCGTTGCAAACGACCTTGTAATCCCGATCTTCGAGAAACATTCGCTACTTGGTTTTATAGATGGCAATGGCCGCGATGTCGGCGACCTTCACGCCACGGCGATAAACCTGCTCGGAGATCAGCGTGCGGATGCGCTTTTTGGACACACACAGCGGACGGCCGCCGAGGGTGATTACAAACTGTTTCTTTCCGGTCCGGCGTTTCCGTTCGTCGGCAATGCGGATCTGTTTTTTGAGTCGGTGCTGGAATACCAGCGCCCTGAATAATTTTACCATAAATTTTTAGCTGATATATGCCTGTACCCGACCGAGGGCGTAAACGCTTGCTGGCGGGTGTGCTGTTGTAATTTGTAGATGGCCCCTTCGTCGGCGTCGGGAGCGTCGTCATGGCCCGACATGCCTTTCTCGAAGCATAAGGTCTGATCGAGTCCGGCCAGCATGTCGGGGTCGTTCCGTTGCTTGGCGTTGTAGTACACGAAGCCGCGCTCCCACAGGGGCGAGATCGCCTCGATGCGCTGGAACTTGTCGGGCTTCTTGCGACGGTCGGCCCGGATGGGCAACTGATAGCCGCGAATGTTGCCCTCGCGGGTGAACTCGTCGAGGATGATGTCCTGCAGGAAGTTGGCTTCGATGTAGTATTCGGCTACGGCTTTTTCGGGCATCCGTTCGTGCAGGTCGTACCACCAGCGCACCATCTCGGAAACGGAGCATTGCCGGACGAAAGCTGCGAGGCAATGCAGCTCGGTGCCGACCTTGCCCCACAGTTTGATGGCCTTGTAGTCGTTCTTGGTCGAACTCTTGAACGAGGGGTCGCAATAGGCTACGAGGTAGTCGTACTTGTCGAGCGGCAGCGGGTTCTTCCACCGCACCCATTCCTGCCGGAATACCGCGCCCTCGGTGATCGGGTTGTTCATGTACTCCTTTTGGAAGGAGCGGTAACCCATGAACTCGGCCATCTGCTGCACCTCTTCGAGCGACCACTTCGCGGCCCACGATACCTTTCCGTTTTTGTCGAGGATATTCACCTGCGAAACGTGCATGCCTTTGGCCTTTGCCATTGCCGCCAGCACGGAGTTCTTGCTGATAAGGTTGCCGACCATGATGAAGCGGCCGCGGCCGCCGTCGAGCGTTCCGAACAGGGCTTCTTTCACCCAACATACAAGCCTGCGAACACGGGTTTCATTTTCGCATAATTCGTCATCATCGAGGTCGTCGATGACGATATAGTCGGGGCGGCGGCTTCGGTAGCGCAGGCCGCGCGGCGACTGCCCGCGGCCGCGGGCGAAGAAGGCGCAGCCATCCGCCGTAACAAAACGCCCTTCTTGCCAAATTCCCTCGTTGTATTGAACTCCGAAGTCGGCGATATAACGTTGGTTGAATTGCAGCTCCGCCTGCAAATCTCCGAGTAGCGTTTTGGCGTTCTCCTCGGATTTGCCGACAAGGACCATTACGTTGATCTCGCGCGGCTCCTGAATTTTCAGCCACAGCGGGATGAAGATGTTGAAATGTGTGGACTTGGCATGTCCGCGTGCCCACTTTTCGACGCCTTTATAGTTTCGGTTCTTGCGCACTCGGTTCGCTGCCGCGATCTGAAAGGGGGCGCACTCGGTATGTTTGCCCGTCGCTTGATCGTCGGTGTAGTGCGGGAAGTAATAATTTACAAAGAAACCATAATCGCTCCGTGCCCGCCGGATGCGGGCCTGTTTCTCGGCTGGCGACTCCGGGCGAACGGCTGTGCGTTCCTGTACGGTCCGGCACCAACGTTGCCATTGGATAAAGGTTTGAGTTACACCGCGGGCCATCGTCAACGATTTTTACCGACGCCGAGCTGCTCGACGATGTATTTATTCTGATAGTCGTTCACGGCCTTGCAGAACTCCGCCGTAACACATGGGTCGATCTGCGACCGTTGTTCGAGCCATTGCCCGAAGTTCATAAAGCATTCCATGTAATCGACGGCGGACACCTCTTTGTCGAGTGTCTTTATCGTTGCGGCCATCTTCGCCAACTGATCGCTGGTGCCCCCGATATCCGTGATGTCTTTGTTGTTGCCGAGATTTTCGGCTACATTGTTAATCGAGCGCAGTATGTTGTTCACGACTTGTTTTCGCGTCAACGACTGCGCTACTTTTTTTTCGGCCCAGCATCCAGCCGTGACCCACGCGCCGATGGTATTCTTCGACACACCGATCTTCTCGGCGATGATGTTCTGCGGCGTGCCCTGCATATACAGAAGTTCGGCGAACTCCTTCAATTCTCCGGCGATTTTCTTACCCATTCATATGAAAAAAAATGATGCCCCGCGAGGGCGTTCGACGGAGCAAAGTTGCACCATAAACAGAAGTATGCAAAACAGAGTGTAAGGTTTTTACACTCTGATTGTTATGCCGATTTTTTGCCTGCATCTTTGCATCCGAATCGCGGGGTGGAGCAGTTGGCAGCTCGTGAGGTTCATTCCCTCAAGGCCGCGGGTTCGAGTCCCGCTCCCGCTACAAACCTTTTTTGCATCCGAGGCCGACCGACCCGCCGACGTTCTGTCGGCGGTGTCCGAGGCCGTAAAAAAACTGAATGGCAAGAGAAGCAGTCATTACCAGCAACAGCGTGAACGCTTACGGCACGCGAGTCCTGACCGAAGGTCTCGACATCTCACAGTATGAGAAGAACCCCATCGTGCTGTATATGCACCAACGGGGGATTCCCATCGGCACGATGAACGACCTGCGCGTCGAGAACGACCGACTGATCGGTACGCCGCAGATCGACGGCGACACCGACGAGGAAAAAGTAATCGCGGCCAAGTGGGAGCGCGGCACGCTGCGTATGCTGTCCGCAGGTATCGAAATCCTCGAATGGTCGGACGACCCGCAGAACGTGGTGCAGGGACAGACCCGCCCGACCGTCACGCGCTCGAAACTCGTCGAAGTCTCCATCGTGGACGTGGGCGCGAACGACGACGCCTTACAGGTTCGCCTGTACAGCGGTGGCAAGCTGCTCACACTCGCGCAGGGCGAGGACAACGACCTGCTGCCGCTTCTCAAACCCGACAACGATGACAAACCCCAAAACAAGATTTTTCAGATGAATGAAATTTTGATGTTGCTCGGCCTCCCGACTACGGCGACCGAAGCAGACGTAGCAACCGCAATCCGGGCGCTGAAAACCGAGAACGAGACGCTCACGCTGGCCCGCATCACCGATGCCGTGACAGCGGCGAAGGACAATCGTCAGATCACCGAGGCGCAGATGCCGAAGATGATCGAGCTGGGCAAGAAGGCAGGCATCGACTCGCTGCGCGACTACCTCTCGATGATGACGCCCGCACCCAAGCCGATGGACTTCATCAACGGCAGCAAATCGCAGGGCGGCGGCATGACGCTCTCGTGGGACAAGATGTCCGACGAGCAGAAGATCGAGCTGCGCGAGCAGAACCGCGCGGAGTACATCCGGCTGTACAAGGCTCACTACGGCTTCGCACCCAACTTCACCAACTCCCTCAAGTAGATTCACCTCTAAACATTCCCTTTTTCTGAATGAGAAAATTCCTTTTTGCCCTTTTGGGCATGCTCGCAGCGCTCGGTGTCAATTCCGCAGTCGGAGCCACCATCGCCTGCGTATTCGACTTCAACCCCATTGCGGGCATCGCGGCCGTGAACGGCGTGTCGGTGGCCTCTGCGCTGTGCGGTGGCTTCATGCCTTCGGGCGTGCTGGCCGCGGGTATCTATCCCGAAGCATGGACGGGCGAACTTGTCAAAGCCTTCCGGACAGCCGCGGAAAGCATCGGCTGGTACACTGCCATTCGCGCTTACGCCTCGTATGTGAAAGCCGACGCCATCCATTTCGTCGATGTCGGTGCGGACCCCGAAATTTTGGTAAACAATACGACGTACCCGCTGACCGTACAGGAACTCCCCGACGGTGACAAGTCCGTGCAGCTCGATAAATTCCAGTCGCGCCCGACCCCTATTACCGACGACGAACTGCATGCCATCGGTTACGACAAGATGGCCCTTGTGATCGAAAAGCACAAGGACATGTTCTTCGAGAAGAAATACTCGCGGGCCATCCATTCGCTGGCTCCCGCTGAGAACACGGCCAAGACCCCGGTTATCACAACCACGGGTGACGTAACGCCCGACGGTCGTAAAAAGCTGACCCGCGCGGACATCGTGTCGCTGAAAAACAAGTTCGACAAACTGCGAATCCCCAAAGAAGGCCGTATCCTCGTCCTCTGCGCCGATCATGTCGCCGACCTGCTGGAGACGGATCAGCGCTTCGAGAAACAGATGTACGACTACACCACGGGCCGGATCGCCAAAATGTACGGCTTCGATGTGTACGAGTACGACGAGTGTCCCTACTACGACACCACGACGCTCAAAAAGAAGGCGTTCGGCGCGGTTATCGGTGACAACGACCGTCAGTGTTCGGTAGCTTTCACGACCAAGCGCGCCATGCGTGCCGACGGTTCGACGAAGTCCTACCTGCGCCCCGCTGATCTCGACCCGGAGAACCAGCAGAACATCTTCTCGATGCGCACATACACGATCTGCCTGCCGCTGCGTAACGAAGGCTTCGGTGCCATCGTGAGCGCAAAGGCGGCGTCGGAAACACCTGCGGCATAGCACAATGAAAAAGGCTCTGCAATATCTGGTCATTCATTGTACCGCAACCCCCGAAGGCCGGGAAGTGTCCGCCGCCGATATTCGGCGGTGGCACACGACCCCGGTGTCAGAGGGCGGCCGGGGCTGGCGTCAGGTCGGATATACAGACCTTTTTCACTTGGACGGCACGGTGGAGCGGTTGGTCGGAAATAACGAGGACGCATTCGTGGACCCGTGGGAAATAACAAACGGCGCGGCTGGTTACAACGGTGTGGCGCGGCATATTGTTTACGCTGGCGGCTGTGCCGCCGACGGCAAAACGCCGAAGGACACCCGAACACACGCGCAGAGGGAAGCGCTCGAACGCTACGTTATCGACTTCCACGAGAAAAAACCGAAAGTGAAAATCGTCGGCCACCGCGACCTGCCGGGCGTCCGTAAAGCCTGCCCCTCGTTCGACGTTGCGGCATGGCTTAAATCTATCGGAATCGAATGCCCGCAGAAATAATCCTCGCCCTTATCGGCATAGCCGCGACCCCTGTGGCTGCATGGCTCTCGTCCCGGCTTACCCGGCAGAAGTACGACACCGAGATAGCGAAGCTGCGGGCGGAGGTTGCCTCGGCGAAGGCCGACGCCAACCGCAAGGAACTGGAAAACGCCCGGCTGGGGAACGAGATCATCATGCAGAATATCGTGCGTCCGCTCGAAGGCCAAGTAAAACGACTCAACACGAATGTTTCACGACTGGAAAAGGCTATCGGCAAGGTTTCTACCTGCCCTCACGCTGCTGAGTGTCCTGTTATTCTCGAATTGCAGTCCGCAGAAACGGCTTGCCAAGACGCAGGAGCAGCGAACAAATAACACGCATGAACAGTTCGCCGCCGACCGGGAGATCACGCGAGACAGCATCTTTTTCCGGAAGTTGTGCGAGGCCCTGCGCGAGCAGCTCGCCATCGAGCGGACCCGTAACCGGACCACGGCCGAGGATGTCGAAACCGTCACACGGGAGTACGACACGAGCCGTCCGGCCGACACGCTGACCGGGAAGCCGCCCCTGCTGCGGGAAACCACCCAGCGACGCCACCGCTCCGACTCGGTGCAGGATTCGGGCCGCCTGCGGCAGACGCAGACACGCGACACCCACACGGCGGCCGGGAGCATGATGCAGGAACAGGACCAGCTACAACTCCGCGGGGAGTCGGACCAGCAGACGGTGACCGACACCGCGACCACCACCAAGAGCCGCCGCGGTCTTACATGGTGGCAAAAGGCCCTTTGTTTCGTGGGCCTGCTGTCGCTGACATACATTTTTTACCGCTTTTTCAAGAACAAGTAACCACAATGGCAAACAAGAATACGAAAGCCGCGTCCCGCAAGGCCGCAGCGAAACAGAACCCCGAACAGGTCCCGGCCGAACAGCCTGCGGACATCGTACCCGATCAGCCGCAGGCCGACCCGGAACCGGACGGCAGCGAGGCTCCCGAACTGGCTCCCGCTTCGACTGAGCAGCCCGACACAGCCCCCGCCTCCGAGCAGGTCCCGGCCGAAAAAGAAGCTCCGGCAAAGAGTGCCGCACGCAGTTCGGGCAAGGCCCCTGCCGCAAAAAAGACCATCCGCGACACCGCAGCGCAGACCGTGGCGAAGCAGGTGTTCCGGAGCCATCCCGACAAACAGACGGTCTATGTGACCTCGGACGGCACGCCCTTCTTCGGGAAGTGTGACGCCGATAACCACGGCCGCACCCTCGACGACAAGCTCGTCGTCGCTGTCACGAACGAAAACTACAAAGCCTAATGCAGTCTTTGAAATTCACCCGCACCAACGGGAACATCCCCAAGAAACTGGCAGGAGAAGATCATATCTCCGGTCTGGTGATCTATTCGGACGCGCTGCCTTCGGGCTTTTCCGAGGACGAGCGCATCAAAGCCGTTTCGACTATCGAAACGGCCGAGGCGCTGGGTATCACGGCGGATGCTGACAACTGGGACATCCGGGTCCTGCACTACCAGCTTTCCGAAATCTTCCGCATCAATCCGGGCATCAGCCTGTACGTCGGCATTTTCACCAGTCCCGAAGGAGCCAACGCCTATGCCGAGGTCAAGAAAATGCAGAACTTCGCCGACGGCCGACTTCGGCAGATCGGCGTATGGGACGGACGCACACCCCTCGCGGCCGACAACCTCACGACCCTGCAAGGGGTCGCTGCGACGCTCAAAGAGCAGGATATGCCGCTGGGCATCATCTACGCTCCGAAGGTCTCGGCCGTGGCATCGCTGCCGAGCAATCTCGCGGGTGACAAGGAGCGCGTATGGACGGTGATCGGGCAGGCCGGGAGTTCAACGGGCGCAGCGCTCTATGCCGATGCTGAAAACACGGAGAAAGCCTCCGTTTCGGGCCTTGGCGTGGTCCTCGGCATCGTGTCGCTGGCTGCCGTTCACGAGTCTATCGCATGGATCGAGAAATTCCCGACGGGCGTCGATGTTCCGGCCTTCGGTGACGGCACGCTGCTGAAAACGCTGGACCGCGCCGTTGTCGAGGCGCTCGACAAATCGCGCTACCTGTTCTTCGTGACCTACGCCGGACTCTCCGGGTCGTACATGAACGACTCGCACACGATGGACGCCCCGACGAGCGACTACGCCTACATCGAGAATGTCCGCACAATGGACAAGGTCGTGCGCGGCATCCGCACCTACCTGCTGCCGAAACTCGGCGGCAACGTCTACATCGACAAGGCCACGGGACAGTTGCAGACTCACAGTGTGGAGTTCTTGCAGACCACGGCCCAGAAGGCCCTCGAAGATATGGAGAAGGCGGGCGAGCTGAGCGGCTACATGGTCGAGATCGACCCCGATCAGAACGTGCTGGCTACTTCCGAAATCGAACTCGTCATTCGCCCGGTCGGCGTCGGTGTCGTGCGCCGGTTCAAGGTCAAAATCGGCTTTGCCGAGAGTATCTAACCTCAAATTCAACACAGAATGAGTATCAGAAACGGAGTGCCGCTAATTAACGGAGTGGAGCCTGCTTGGGGCGACATCGTCACTGCCGCGAACGGTGTACCGATCGTCGGCATCACCGCAATCAAGTACGGCGACAAGCAGGACGTGCAGAACAACTACGGTGCCGGACGGAATCCCGTATCCCGCTCGAAGGGGCGCATCACGCCGTCGGCGGCGATCACCCTTTACAAAAGCGAGATCATGGCTTTGCAGCGGCAGGCTCCGAACGGCCGCTTGCAGGACATCGCACCCTTCGACATTACGGTCTCCTATCTGCCCGAAAGCGGCATCATCACGACCGACAAGATTCGCAACTGCCAGTTCGACGAGAACAAGGTAGACTGGAAGGAAGGCGACATGAACCAGCAAGTCGAACTTGCGCTGATCCCCTCCCATATCGAGTGGGGTCAGGCGAAGGCATAACCCAATCATCAACTAACTATGGAAAACAAACAGGAACAGAAAGCCAAGGAACTGGCCGCCAGACGTGCCAAGTACCCCGTCCTCGACGGAGGCATCACGGACGAAATGCGCCAGTCGTGGAAACAAGCCCACGGCCGGGTCATCGCAGTAGATGTTTTTGACGACATGGCCGGGGAACACCATATCGCTTATTTCCGCCGTCCGACGATGGACGTAATGTCGGCCGTCAATGCCGTGAGCAAACAGGACGAACTGAAAGGTGCCGACACGATGTTCAAGAACTGCTGGCTCGGCGGCAGTCCGCTCGTTCAGAGCGATGCGATTCTCAAAACGTCGGCCCTCGGTGCGCTGGGTAGTCTGTTCGCCACCTGCCACACGGAAATAAAAAACTTGTAGGGGCGCACACCCTTTCGGACATCGAGAACGAGCAGACGATTACGAAGGGGTGCGCCCTGATCCGGGCGAACTTTCACATCGACCCCGGTACGCTGACCTATGACGAGTGGGCGGGATTGTACGAACAGGCCGTATGGCTGGAACGAACGCGCCTCCTTGCGCTCGGAAAACTGTTAGAGAAACTTTTTGCGGAAGAACCAAAAAAGTAGTGAATGAGCAGCTACGCATTTAACTATTCCTTCAATATCACGGGCAACTGCGATGTTGTCGTGCAGGGCATCACGCAGGGCGTGAAGGACCTGAACGACAACATCCACAAGTCCGTCGGATTGTGGGATAGTTTCGAGGGCAAGCTGCTCGCGCTAAATCAGTTCACGCAGTACATCGAGGGCGTGGGTCGGACGATGCAGGAAACCCTGCAACCCGGCGCAGCGCTCAACGCTTCGCTGGCCGACCTCTCGGCCATATCGGGCGAGACGGGCGAAAGCCTGCGGACGATTGAAGGTTACGCACGCGATACGGCAAAGGCGTTCGGCGGCTCGGCGGCGCAATCCGTCGAGTCGTACAAACTCCTGCTGTCGCAGCTCTCGCCCGAACTGGCGAAGTACCCCGGAGCGCTCAAGGCGATGGGCGACAATATCGCCATTTTGAGCAAGACGATGGGCGGCAACGCCACGGCTGCGGCCGAGGTACTGACGACGGCCATGAACCAGTACGGGGTATCGCTGGCCGACCCGATGGAAGCCAGTCGCAAGATGGCCGAAATGATGAACGTCATGGCGGCCGCCGGACAAGCGGGTTCCGCGGAGCTCCCGACAATCAAGGTCGCGCTGGAGCAATGCGGTATGGCGGCAAAGGCGGCGGGCGTGTCCTTCCAAGAAACGAACGCAGCGATTCAGGTGTTAGATAAGGCGGGCAAGAAGGGCGCCGAGGGCGGCGTTGCCCTGCGTAACGTCATGGCGATTCTTTCGACGGGCCGCTTCCTGCCCAAAGATGTGAAAGAGGAACTGACGGCGGCGGGCGTGAACATCAACGCGCTTACCGACAAATCGAAGTCCCTGACTGAACGCCTTACCCCGCTGAAAAAGGTGCTCAGCGATTCGGCGCTGTTCACGAAGTTGTTCGGCCGGGAAAACAGCAACGCGGCAATGGCCCTCGTGCAAGGTATCGACGAGGTGACCCGCTACGAGTCGGTGATCACCGGCACGAACACGGCCGTCGAGCAGGCGGGTATCATCATGGGAAGCTACAACGAACGGCTCTCCCGCGTGCGGGCCAAGTTCGACGACCTGAAAATCTCGCTGTTCAACGCATCGGGCGACTGGGGAATTTGGATCGAGGTCGTGGTAGGTTCGCTTGTGCCGCTGGCGCAGATGACGCCGCTGCTGCTGGGCGTCGGAAAAGGCATCGCCTTCATCCGTTCTTTGAATTTCGCCGGGATGTGGCACGGGGTGATCGGCGTGATGGGCCGGGCCATCTTGTCGCTGCAAATGTATAACGGCTATTTGAGCATCGGTAAGGTGCAAGCGCTGGGGTTCATGCGCAACATCATGCAGGCGACCGTCGCCACGCTGCGCTTTGCCACCGCCGGAATATGGTCCGGCATCAAGGCGCTGGGGGCATATGTCCTCTCGCTGGTGACGGGCGGCGCGGCGTCCGTCACGTTCGCGGGTGTCGCCTCGGCGGGCTTCGCGGCGTTCAAGACGGCGGCCGTGACTGCATGCCGGGCCGTGGGTATCGCTATTATGAACATCCCGATCATCGGATGGATTGCGGCGGCCATCGCCGCGCTGGTAGCCGTGGGCGTCTACTTCTGGAATACGTCCGTAAAATTTCGGGCCACATTGAAGGGGCTTTGGGCTTCGTTCAAAGCCGTGTTTACGGGTATTTGGAACATGGCAAAAACCGTGTTCGGCGGTTTGGGCGACCTGATCGTTGCGGCGTTCAAGTTCGACGGCAAGGGCATCCGGGCCGCCATTCAGAAAATGAAAGGCGGGTTCTCGGACTTCGGGGCCGAGGTCGGCGGAGCCTTCACGAAGGCTTACGACGCGGAGATCGCCAAGTCGAAGGCGGACGCCGCAGCCAAAGAGCAAGCCTCGTCAGGTGTCGAAACTACGAACCCCAACCCGAACCCCAACCCTGACCCGCTGGCCGGAGGACTGCAAAGCATCGGAACCACAAGCGCAAAGGCCGACAAGGTCCGTAACATCACCGTGAACATCGAGAGGCTGATCGACCGCTTCGAGGTCAACACGACCAACATGCGCGAAGATATGAGCCGGGTGAAGGAATTGATCACCGAGGCCGTGTTAAGCGCCGTAAACGACGTAAACCTTGCAATGTAATGGGGAATTTCGGTGTGATTAGTTTCGGGTTTGTAGCCGCAGGCGTCGCACAGCAGGCACGCTTTGCCCTCTGCCGCTTTCAGCCCTCGCAGCAAAACGCCAAAGCTCCGTCATGGGAAGGCCACGGCGGGGACATCGCGGGGCACGACCTTTCCGTGCCGATCACCGACCGCAGCTATTGGGAAAGCCGCTATGTGCTGACCGAACTGACGCTGCGCCGTGAGGACGGCCGGACGCTGGTCGTGAACGATGCTGTCGTGAATATCTCACGCGAGAAGCACATGGTCCGCACGACGCTCGTCGGGCTGAGTGGTACGATCAAGGAGTATATCTCCAACGGCGACTATGACATCAGTATAACGGTGGGGATTGTGGCCGTGCGCGACGGCGTGATCGTGGACGAATACCCGGAGGAGGGCATCCGTGAAGTCCGGGAGTTCCTCGACGAAAACAAGGCCATCGAAGTGTCGAGTGTGTTCTTCGAGTTGTTCGACATCAGCCGTATCGTGGTGACGCGATTCGCGCTGAATCAAGACACGCACTCGAACCGTCAGACTATCGACGTGAAGGCGTTGTCCGACGAGGACTATGTGATAAAAAACACCGATTACTAAACACCGTTTAAAGGGCCTTTAAACAATGTTTCGGCTGACTGCGAAAATTGAGATAAAAAGCACGAAGACATGGCGGTTCGACAAGGTCGCCGGGGTGGAGATCACCCGCGACATCGACACGCTCACCGATACATGCGTCGTGACGCTGCCGAAAAAAGTTCGCTGGCTGGGGGAGAGTTCCCTGCCCATCAAGCGGGGCGACGAGGTGTCGGTGTGGCTGGGGTATGACGGCGAACTGCAATTCGCCTTCCGGGGATTCATCACAACCATAGGATTGAAAAACCCGACCGAGATACATTGCGAGGATTACATGTTTCTGTTCAAATCGCGGGATGCGAAGAAGATCACCTACAAAGCGGCCACCATCGAGCAGGTTTTGCGCGATCAGAATTTGGGGGTGAAGTACAAGGTGTTCGGCGAGCAGCATATCGGCCAGTTCCGCGTCACGGCTTCCACCGTCACCGAGTTGCTCGGACAGTTGAAAGATCAGGGCGGCATCCGGTCGTTCTTCCACATCGAGGACGGCGAACCCGTGTTGTATTGCGGAGTACTGTTCGAGCGGGACACGAAATGTAAGCAGGTGTTCGCCACCGGGGTGAACCTGATCGACGACACACAGCTCGACGTGCAGAACGCCGCCGACGTGAAGATCAAGATACGGGCAATATCCCTGCGGCCGAATAACAAACGCATTCGCGTCGATGTCGGGGATGCCGACGGCCAGCGCCGCACGCTGCATACCTACAACAAGGACGAAAAGGAGTTGAAGGCGTGGGCCGAGCAGGAACTCAAACGGCTGAAACGCGACGGGTTGGCCGGGACATTCACCACCTTCGGGGCCGTGCTGATCGACAAGCTCGACAACGTCGGAATCAAGATCGACGGTGTGCGCCGGGGCATATATCAGACGGATAAGAACGTGATAAAATACGGAACAGGCGGGTTTCGGCAGGAAATAACAATCGGATTAAGAGTCGCGGAATGACACTCAAAGAGGCTATACGGGTTCTCGCCATGTCGGGGACCGAGTTGTATTGTAAGATATGCACGGTGGACGCCGTGGACCAGCAGGCCCGCACGGTGGACTGTACACCCATCGACGAGAGCGCCCCGCTTGTGGGCGTGAACCTGCAAGCGTCGCAGGACGGTTCGGTCGGAGTCGTGCAGTTTCCGGCCGCAGGCAGCTACGTCGTGGTGGCCTTCATCGACCCGGCCGTGGCCGTAGTCGTGCTGTGCGACCAGATCGACAAAGTGCAGCTCGACATCGGCCGAACATCGGCGACGGTGACGAATGAAGGCATCACGCTGAACGGCGGGCGTCTGGGCGGTTTGGTTATATCGGGAAAGACCGCCGGGAGGCTCAACGCTTTGGAGAACGACATAAACGAGTTGAAAGCAGTATTCTCGGCATGGGTTCCCGCGGGAACTGATGGCGGTGCGGCTCTCAAAACTGCGGCCGCTGCATGGGCGAGCAGACAGCTAACACAAACCGTCGCTGCGGAGCTGGAAAACGACAACGTGAAACATTAGGACCGATGCGCGGAATATTGATAGACCCCCAAACGGGCGATGTGCAGGTAAACGCCGGGCGGCTGGCCGTCGGCGACACGACGGCCCAAACGGCCGAGTGCGTTCTGCGGGCCGTGCGCGGGGAGTTCAAAGAACACCCGCTTATCGGGGCCGAAATATTGAAGATGCTCGGCGGGTCCCCTAACCCGATGTGGAAATCGGATGCAAAGACCATGTTACAGGCGTGCGGATTGTCCGTGTCGCGCGTCGAAATGAAGGACGGACAGATAACGATTGAGTACAATGGCGAAAATAGCACCATCGGATAGGCAGAGCCTCTTGGACATCGCGGTACAGACCAGCGGCGGCGTCGAGGCAGCCTTCGACTTCGCGGCGGCAAACGACGTGAGTGTCTCGGAACCACTGGAAGCAGGGGCGCAGTTCGAAACTGCGCCCGTGGCCGACAAGATGGTGCTGGAAAGATATACGGCCCGGCAGATACGCCCGGCGACGGAATTGTCGGACGAGGAAATCGAAGTCGCCCCTTTCGGCGGCATCGGTTACATGGGAATCGAAATTGATTTTATGGTGCGATGAGAACGATAACGGAAATAAAGGAGTCCATCGAGTCGGACTTCATGCGCAACGAAACGGCGGCGAAACTTTACGGCTTTACGGCCGGGGACAGCTTCGCGGCCTTCTTCGGGAAACTCTCCGTCGAGAGCGTGCTGTTCTACCTCTTTGCAGTTGCGGCGTGGACGCTGGAGAACATGTTCGAAGCGTTCCGCAGCGAGGTGAACGCCAGTATCGACAAAATGAAACCGCACCGCCCGAAGTGGTATCGGGATATGGTGCTGGCCTATATGAAGGACCGGACGCTGATCCCCGACACGGACGAGTACGACACGGCGGACATGACCGACGAGGAGATCACGGCCGCGCGGGTCGTCAAGCATGCCGTCGCCGACGAGAGCGACGACGCCTCGCTGCTGACGATTAAGGTTGCGGGGGAACAGGGCGGCCGCCGTTGTCCGCTCGACGCGCAGACCGAAAGCCAGCTCAAAGCCTACATCGCCGAGATAAAGGACGCCGGGGTGCGGACAGCGCTGGTAAACATTGCCCCCGACCGCTTCAACTGCGAACTGGACATCTATTTCGACCCGATGCTGACGGCATCCTCCGTCGAAAGCGATTGCAGGGACGCCATACAGAATTATATCGAAAACCTGCCCTTCAACGGCGAATACACCAACATGGCGCTCGTGGATCGGTTGCAGCAAATCGACGGCGTGAAGATTCCCGAACTCCGAAGCGCAACCACCGTCGCCGCAGGGGAAAGCGTGGTTACTGCGATTGACGCCCGGTGTGTTCCGGCGGCGGGATATTTCGAGATGGGCGATGTCAAACTGAACATGAAGGTCTACAATGGGTAAGTACGACATCAACGTGAAACGGCTGGCCCTGCTCCTGCTGCCGACATTTTGGCGCAAGCCGGGATTCGCAGCGCTGGCCTATGCCGCGGTGTCGCCCCTGCAATGGCTGCACACGCAATTCGTGTTGTGGAAACGCGATGCTGAATACAGAGTTCAGAAAAACGGGCAGGTGTGCCACCTGCGGGCCGTGCTGAATGACCTGTTCGACCCCATCGACCGCCGTATCACGATCACGGACAATGCCGAGAACGTGGGATATATCATCCTGCACCACCGGGACACCAACCGAGGCGTGCGGCTTCCGGCCCGCGGTTCCGGCCGGGCCGTGATACTGAACCGACGAGGTTATGGCGGTGTGAACGGCTACGACTTCTGGGTGAACCTGCCCGTCGCGTTGTACGGCAAGGTAGACCTCGCCCAAGTGACGGGTGTTGTAAACACCTACAAATTGGCGTCAAAACGATTTTCGATAAACTTCATTTGAAATGAAACAGATACACGGAAGATACCTCTTGCAGCCGAACAAGGACTTTCCCGCCGACTGCGAAATGCTCGACTACCTGCAAACCAACGCGCACGTCGTGTCGATTATCGGCAACATCGCCGGGAACAAGGCTGTGCTGCTCGGATGTAATCCTATGGACAACGGCGCCCGCCGGGCCGAGGGGTATGTGTTCCTGCACACGCGGGAGCACCCCGAAGGGGAAGTGCTGTATTGGGAAGGCGGAGCCGTAGGCAGCGGCATGTATCTCAAGCAGGAGGTGATCTCCGTGCAGGCACAAGGCTATGACTATCCGCAGGCATATGTGAGGCGGTCGCTCGCGCCGGGCGTCGGCGAGGAAAACTACCGCTGGGAGGATTTCCGCGAGGCCCAATCGCTGCCCGCCCTCGACGAGGAACTGGCGGCCCTGCGCAAGACGCTCGCCGACATGAAGCCGTCACCGCTGGGCATAGTCGAAATATGGGCCGGACGCGGGGTTCCCGACGGATATCTGCTCTGCGAGGGGCAGCAGCTCCGGCAGACGGACTACCCGGAACTGTTCGCCGCCATCGGCGCAGCCTTCAACAACGGCTACGACTGCAACGGTCGCCAGCTTACGACCTCGGCGGGCTTCTTCCGCCTGCCCGACTTGCGCGGCCGATTCGTGGTCGGCCACTACGGCAGCGATGAGGATTACAAGACCCTCGGTGCGGTCGGCGGCAAGAAAACCCACCAGCTCACCGTGGAGGAACTCCCCGCACACGATCACGGGCTGTTCCTGCAACACGCGGGAAAACGCTTCACGGGCGGCGGTTCGGCGAACGCGCTCAACGAGGGCGACGGCCGCACCTATTCGACGGGCGGGAACAAGCCCCACGAGAACCGCCCGCCGTATTATGCGCTGGCTTACATCATGCGAACGAAATAACACGAGGACGCAATGGCAATTATCACACGGGCACAGCTCCGCAAATGGTTCGGAAAGGGAAAATATCCCACGGCCGCACAGTTCTCGGACGCTTGGGATAGTTTTTGGCACAAGGACGAGGACAAAATCGCCATTACAGGCGTCGATGGCCTTGCCGAACAACTCAACAGCAAATTATCCGCGGCCGATGGGCAGAAGCTCAAAGAGACCGTCGAGCAGACCGCGGGTGACCTCGCGCAACATAAAAAGGAGTCGGACGAAGCCATCGATCAACTCCGCGAACAACTGGATAACCTGCGGTCGGTCGTTGAGAACGACTGCGTGCAGCGAACTACCCGCGTAACCCTTCAAGGAGGGTCCCCGGCAGATTTGATAGGCAACAACAAATAAACACAAAATACAATGGAAAACAATCAAGCATTGGCGGCGTTGGAGCAAGTTCTGCTGGCGGCTCGCATCGCACACACAACCGGAACCGAGGCCGAATGGACCACGGCGAACCCCGTTCTTCTCAAAGGCGAAGTCGGATTTGTGGAGGGCACGTCCCCCGTAAAATTCAAGGTCGGCGACGGCACGAAGAAATGGTCAGAGCTTGGCTGGGGACAGCCGACCACGCTCGCGCAGCTCGCGGCCGATGCCACCCATCGGCTCGTAACCGACACCCAGATCGCAGGCTGGGACAATAAGGCCGAGAAAACGGCGGCCACGACCACGGCCGACGGTCTGATGTCGGCGGCCGACAAGAAGAAACTCGACGGAGTGGCGGCCGGAGCGAACAACTACCAGCACCCGGCAACCCATGCGGCAACGATGATTACCGAGGATGCGACTCACCGTTTTACGACCGACGCGGAAAAGGCCAAGTGGAACCTCGAATACACCATCGAGAAGGTAGCCACCGAGAGTGGTTTCGCATCGACGTACCACCTGAAGAAAGGCACGACCAAAGTCGGTGCGTCGATCAATATCCCGCTCGATCAGGTGCTCAAGTCGTCGTCCATCAAGACCGTGACGACGGCCAATTCGCCTTACTCCGGGGCGAAGGTCGGCGACAAGTACATCGAGTTCCTCTTTCAGAACAACAACACGCCGCAGTACTTGCCCGTTCAGGACCTCGTCGATGTCTACACGGCCGATAACACCTACATTCAGGTATCGGCGTCGAACGTTATTTCGCTCAAGTACGACGCTCTGAAAACGAAACTGCAGAGCGACTTCGGCAGCGTATTCGACTCGAAGGGTGCCGGAGCATCGGCGGCGGCAGCAGCTATCGAGGAGTTCAAGAACAGCTCCTTCGTCATTCAGTGTTCCATCCCCGGAATGTCCTAAATTGTAAGCACCCACGATGAAAGGAAGGTTACAACTCCCGATGTACACCGCGGCGGCGTTGGCCGCCGCAAATCCTCTCCTGCTCAAAGGTGAGGTCGTGTACGAATCCGACACGCGAAAGCGCAAGGTCGGCGACGGGATAAGTAAATGGAATGATCTCGCATACGATGCGGGCGGCGATATGCCGGAAATGACTCCCGTTGCCGGGGCTGATTCTGTGGCAGATTTTTTAGGAACGAGTGCCCCGATGACCGATGTGCTTCAAAAGGCCATTGCGGCAACGGCTATCGGAAAAGTTCGTCAGGTGCGATATGGAGGACTGCAATGTATGGTGTGGCTACTGGAGGGAACCACGACCGTTGGGGTTCTTGGGTTCGCAGCCGAGGAGAGTAGCTTAGTCTATGGTGCTGTCGATGAAGGTGAATTTCCGGCGGGGATTTTCGATATTACGGATGAGGAAATTGCAGTAACCGTTCTGAACACTTGCACAGGAATCGGTCTCGATGCGATTCCGGCAGCGAATATTAGCACGGGTAATTCACGCCAATTTGTGAGCGCTGGCGAAAAGGCAACGTGGAACGGGAAGGCGAACAGTAATCTGGATAATGTCAATCTGTTAAAATCACTCAATGCAGAAGGCTATTATAAAGCTCCTGACGGGATGATGTTTGCATGGGGAACCCGTAGCAATCAGACAACCTCTATTACCGTGTATTTTCCGGCGTCGTTTTACGCGAAACCATACGCTATCATTACCACGCCTACTGCCTTCGGAGACGCGGCCGTCGAAGTAGCTGCGGCCGACCCGGTATCGGCATCCTATTTTATAATGCGCCCGCGGTACATCAAACGGCTATCGAATGGCCAAGCCGAATATGGTAATTCGGGTTGTACCTTTCAATATTTGGCAATCGGCCGCTGGAAATAAATACGAGAATCTATGAAATACTGGAAGCAAGGATTTTATGACGCCCCCATCGACGGAGCTGTGGAGATCACCGAGGAACGGTGGCATGAACTGCTCGACGGGCAGGCCGCGGGCATGATGATTACCGAGAATGAGCAGGGTGTCCCCATCCTGACGGAGTGCGTCGATGATACTCCGGCGCCGACCTACGAACAGCAGGTGCAATCGCTGATCTGGGAGCGGTACTCAATCGCCGACGAGCTGGCGATACTTCGCCAGCGGGACACGAAGCCGGACGAGTTCGCTGCATATTTTGAATACGCCGAGCAATGCAAGTTGCAGGCAAAAACACAGATAGGATAATGAAAGGACGTATACAACACCCGATGTACACGGCAGCCGCGCTGGCCACGACGAATCCCGTACTACTCGCCGGAGAAGTCGTCTACGAGTCCGATACAAGCCGTCATAAGATCGGGGACGGCGTGAAGGCATGGAATGCCCTCCCGTATGCCGGGGGGGGGATTTTGAGGGCAATATCCCCGCCGAACGAGTAGAGCAGGATGGCAGACACCTTTTTGTGTCTGACACGGAAAAATCGGCGTGGAATAACAAGGCTGCGAAAGACTTGTCGAACGTAACGCTTACAAAACTGTTATCGGATAACGGATATTACAAAGCCCCGGACGGTCTGATGTTTCAATGGGGCACACGAGCGGGAAATTCAAACGGTACGCATACGGTATATTTTCCAACGACTTTTTACGCTTCTCCGCCAATAGTACTTACAATTCCCACGGCCACAGATACGGCATACAGCGGTAGCATTTCCTGTTACATAACAGCCAAAACAACATCTTATTTTTCGGCTATTCTCAACTGGAAGGAAGGCAGTTCACAAGGGCGATCCGGATGGCCTTTTTACTGGCTGGCGATTGGCCGATGGAAATAGAAATATGAAAAATAGGGGCATGAAAAAGCCCCCGGCTGTTGTAGTATCTCACCACATACAACAGAACGAATGCGCCACAACGCACCCACCGAGGGCTAAAACCTTCCGGGGTCGTTGTGGCGTTCTTTAGTATGTGGTGAGGCCACAAAGATATAAAATCGTTGAATGAATAACAACACCGAGGACCTGCAAGTCCTCAAAAACACTTCTGCGCTGGGTAATCTGATTATAAAATGCGTGCCGAAAGCGGAAGCCAAAGACATGATCGTGGAGAATCATTATTCCCACAAATGGAACGAGGGCGGATTTGGTAAATACAATTTCGGCATCTTCCGGGCAGAGGACCCCGATAAATGTCTTGGCGTTGCCGTTTACGGGTACATGAAGAACCCAAGAGCAAAGATATTCACGCACCCGAATCCGCAGGCGTGGATGTGTGAATTAAACCGGATGTGGATTGACGACACGCTTGGTCACAATGCCGAAAGTGTGCTGATTGCGGCGTCCATCAAACTACTGCGGAAGA